AACTTACAACATACAATAAAACCGCAATGACAATTGTTATACCCGATAATGGAGTGAACCCGTCGAATCCATCTGGAATGTTGGCAAGAGAAATGGGATGTCAAATGGTGGCAATGAGATACCAATATGTTGATTCATTTTTGGAAGAAAATGCGGTATATTTTGACAGGTGTGGATATGCGTTTTGTTTGAAACCCCAACGTTTACGCAATGTGGTTGTTACTGTGGCGGAACCAACGCCTCAAAAACCGGAATTGTCATATGCTACGAGAAATATTGCCACAGACTTTTACAATTTTGAAATCTAGCCTATCCACTTTTATCCACTTTTATCCACTTTTATCCACTTTTAGAAACCAGGGAACCAAGGTTCCCCGAACCCCTCCTTCTTCTCTTTTAGAAAAAAGAACAAAAATATTTTTGTTCTTTTTTATTTTAAACATAATTTAAAATCGGCACATATAATAAGCATTGCTCTAAATGGTTGGAACAAAATGTGACAAGTCGTTGACATTTCAAGAATGTGAATTAGCAATTTTACGAACCGCGGTTGATATGGCAGAAGCCAAAATGGGCAACCGATTGGTGAATACCCCAGAAGTTCAAGATATGATACGTATTGTTGAGGATTTCATAAAAAAGAAGAACCTAATTTGTTACGGCGGTGTTGCGATTGATGCGCTTTTGCCAGAACAAGACAAGATATACGACAAGTCAGTTGAATTGAGCGACTATGATTTTTTTACACCCAATGCGCTTGAAGACGCAAAAGAGTTGGCAGAATTGTATGTCAAAAATGGTTACACGGAAGTTGAGGCAAAAGCCGGTAGTCACCAGGGCACATTCAAAGTATTCTGTAATTTCCTCGGTGTAGCCGATTTGACGTATATTCCCAAGGAGCTGTTCAATGCGATTAAGCGCGATGCGGTTCGCGTCAAAGGTATACTCTATTGTCCACCAAATTTTTTAAAGATGGCAATGTATTTAGAGCTTTCAAGGCCCGCAGGCCAAATTGATCGATTTGAAAAAGTATTCAAACGCTTAACGCTGTTAAACAAGTATTACCCGCTAACATCGCGCATTTGTGACACTGTCGATTTTCAGCGTGGGATGAGCGATACAAGTCAAGAAGATGAGATATTCGAAAATGTTCGCAACACTTTGGTGAATCAAGGAGTTGTATTTTTTGGCGGATATGCGATTTCCCTATACTCGAAATACATGCCTGCGAAATTACAAAAGCGCGTAGAACACATTGCGGATTTCGAAGTGCTGTCCAATGACCCAGATACAACATGTGAAATAGTGAAAGAGCGCTTAAAAGACATTGGTGTTACAAATGTTAAAATAGTAAAACAAAAACCAATAGGTGAAATTATTCCGGAACACTATGAAATCAAAATTGGAAAGGACACGATTGCGTTTGTTTACAAACCGATTGCTTGCCACAGCTACAACACAATACACATTCATGGCCAACAAGTGAAAATTGCGACTATTGACACCATGTTGAGTTTCTTTTTAGCCTTTTTGTATGCTGACCGTCCATATTACAATGATTTCTCTGACCGTATTGTTTGTATGTCGAAATTTTTATTCGAGGTACAACAGAGGAATCGTCTTGAACAAAAGGGGTTGCTGCGAAGATTCAGCATCACCTGTTATGGCCACCAAGAATCGGTGGAGGAAATGCGCGCACACAAGGCGGAAATGTATGAGAAGTTAAGATCCAAGAGAGGAACACGTGAATTTGACGAATGGTTCTTGAACTATCGACCTAACAAAAGGACTGAAAAAAAGGCACTAAAGGAAAAGGCACCAAGGGAAAAAAAGAAGAATAAAAATAAAACAAAGAAGGCTAAGGGGTTTTGGGGAGGTTATACGCGAAAGAAACGAGTATGAGAAAAGTTTAAGTGAAGTAAGATCCAAATAAACATTCGTTTTGCTCCACTTTTTCTAAAAGTGGATTAGAGGCAATATGTATCCAAAAGTATTTCGAATATGTCTTTGAAAATAACAGTGAAGATTTTATATATTAAATATTCGTCGTTTGTATAAAATTTTTTTATGTATACAATGAGACAAACCAGTTTCACCATACATATTTCTATAATTCGTTTTATGTGCTGGACCGATTTACGCATAGTGCTCCAATCTTCCACATAACTACACATTTCCGTATTTGATTGTTTTATAAAAAAATGATGAATGTCTAGTAACCCGGATAATGTCCTATGATAATTTGTTGGTTCGTTTTTGATATTCCATATATGTCCAATTTTATTGAAACTTGATAAATTTAAATACAATATCTTCTTTCCGGGTTCTTGTTTAAATATAAATGGATTAATACCATCCACATACTTGTCTTTATATGTTGCGAACCCATCGGTTACAAATGGTATAAAACTTGACTTAACAATCGTATTTATGATATCATCGGCATCTTTATAGACGCATTTCACAGGTTTTGTCCCATTTTGAATATTATTATATGTAATATACAAGACATTATTCAATCGGTCACATACATCTTCTGGTATTTTGTTGCCTAACAATGTTTTTATTTGCTTCAATATACTAAAATTGTGCGTACGTTTGATTTCCTTGTATACCGTTGTATACAAATCAGTCATTGAATCGAGTGAATCAATCACATACAGAAACCCAACAAGTGATCCAATACTACAACCAGATATTCGGTCAACCTTTATATGTTTCCGTTTTTCTAGTTCCTTCAGGAAATATAATGCTCCTAACATATAACTTCCATTGAATGCTCCTCCATCTAAAATTACATCCAGCACCAAATTGGTTGGATATGTTGGCATATTGTCAATTAATTTTATCGCGTAATCACCAATCATAGAATTAGTATATCATAATATTTACTAATTCTAATTAAAACCTATTGAAATTCATAGTTACTTTATTCAACAAGTAAAACAATAATCCAAACAAAACGCTGTTGAATAAGAAACCGTTAATGTTCAAATTTCCGTCTTTGGAAAATAATATTGGAAAATAGGTGAATAAATACCTCCTGAAGATTGGCAACTGAAAAAGAAAATACAAAACCGCAAGTAAAATGGGTGTTTGAATTTCGTTATACATCTCGTCCAACGAATCACTTTTCTCAACATCCCGGTTATATTGGTTGATGATGTCATTTGCGTCCTCATGTTCCTTGATATAATCTACATGATTTGTTTGAGGTATGTAATTCGGTTGTGTTTGGGCATCATTTGTAATATTTGACGTGTTCATGGGCATGTCTCGAGAGGCCAACTGAGTAACGCCTGTAGTTGTTGCTTGTTGAAGACCATTTACAAGTTGGCTAATTGTTGTTTGGTCCATTTGTTTTTCGGTCGCAGACATAGAAATATTACCCCCCCCAGTCGGGTCGGTAGGTAAATCCATAATACTTGTTGAATCGCCCATAACTAGTACGTAGAATGATTGATATTAATAATTACGCATCTCTTTTAGAAAAAGAGAACAAAAAATAAACAAAAATATATTACATTTTTGCTCCACTTTTCTAAAAAGTTGAGAAAAAGGGGGGAGGGGGGGCTTACGGGGGTTTACCCCCGTGTGGATTCTAAAACTCGACCGTTTTCTTTTGTGCGTTACATTTTGCGGGATTAACTGAATATTTGTAACATTTATTGTCTTGTCCGTAAATTTTATCCTTGATTTCATCTAACGGTGGCGCGCGAAATAAAATACAGTTTTTATCTTTACAAACTGTTCTAAATAATGATGCTAGGCCAAACCCCAATAAAACAGACATTATGTATTTTCCAGTTTTTGTGTGAACAAATTTACCAAACTCAACCATACATTATCCATTTTTAAAAAAAATGAATAATATTATTATGCTTTATTCAATATTATTCTAAATTTACTTATTCACATGTCTAAAGCAGTCCCCACACAAGAGCATCTCGAATACATGGAATGGGTTACTAATAACGTACACACGTTTGTTCCTAATCAAAAGAACTTGGTAGCGTGCGTATACTGTCGCGATATATATGAGACTTGTAGCTTTTCCCAAGTGCACAATTGCTTGGTATGCCAAAACTGTTCCGTCGACGCCCTAATGGTGGTGAAGCATTCGCCATTGAATGGACTCACCGAACCCGAACAGCGAGCGCTACTTGATAAGTGGCACGAAGAGGGTTTCACCCCTATCACACGGGGGTAAACCCCCATACTATTACTTCGTGCTCTGCTACCTCTGGGAAAGAAAAAATAAACTTTTAGAAAAAAGGATTGTTCCCTTTTTCTAAAAGGGATGTGGATTTAGGCCTGTATTGGAACACTATGTATCAACGTTTTATCTTTGGGACACTCCACCTCTGTTGGTTGAAATGAAAAACAATTGTCCGCTTTGTCCTTGAAGAGAACTT